AGATACAGGATATGGATAATCACTTGTCATTTTTAATTCAAAATTAGTGTTACGTTGATGGATAGGTACATCAAACCTATACTCAGGTTTTACAGGACTTGTGCTAAATTGATAATCATCACTTACTGTGACCTCTTTAATTAAAGTCCATTCTTTAGAACTACCTAGTTTAGTTTCAAATACTAATGGACCTGAACGACCAGTAGATACTTTAATTCTAGCAATAGTTAATATAGCACTAAAGTCAACAGAGTTACCATCTCTCCGTCTAAAATAAAATGTAGGTAATTGTACTTCAAAGTGATAGTTGTAGCCAACAATAATATTATCAGCTGAATCAGTTAAATCTCCTACAACTTCAAAATAGTTATAGTTTGTACCGGCTTCAATTTTAGGGTTTGCTTCTATAAAAAAGCCTTCATCTTTATCAGGTTTGCCAATTAAAACTGCACCTTTTTTACCAGAAATAGGTGTATAAGGTGTGTAGATTTTAGTTACTTTATTAACTGAATCATATACAACTGCATCTATATTATTAGCAGGGGCTAATGGCTTAGAAAACAAATCTAAACATGGATTACCTGTAATAAAGGGGAATGTTGTATTTACTGTAACATCTCCTGTAGGTAACTCATTAACTGTAATTGAATTCAACAAATACTCATCTTCTTGTTGTGTTATAACTACAATGTCATCGTTTAAAACGTAAGCATCTTGAATAGTACCTGTTAATTCCCATTTAGTCCAAGCTTGAAATAGATCTTTTTCACCATCATTATAATAATTATAAATATAGAGATAAGATGATTGTCTATCTACAAGTAAAATAAAAGAGTTTTGTGGACTAGAGACTAATCTATCTACAGTTTCAGGAATCCATTCAAGTACAACTTTACTGATGTCTACAACAATTGGCGGTTGTTCTACATCTCGTAACTGCATACTAAATACTTTAGCATAATCAGGTACTTTATTAACAAAACCTACAGTAGTACCAATATCTACAGGAGATATATTGCTATCCATTTCATAGCTGGATACTGTACGAATAATAGAAGACGTAGGTGTTAATGTATTTGCATCAGTAGCAGATAACATAAATTGCTGACGATCAGCAAATAACAAAAGACCTTGAGCAGTAGGTAAGACATCAAATAACGTAACAGGTCTTGTACTAGATACATTTAAATCAATAGGATCTGAAGCAATTTGTGTTAAAGCTGATTTAACAAAGAAGTTAAAAGATTCATTAGCTACACTTAAGATTACATTATCTTCTGATAACAAACCAAATCTGTTGTTATAGAAAAATGAAGATTTAATTTTTCTTCCAATAAAAGAAGGTTCTGGACTTGTAGTGTCATCACCAGCTAGCCTACTTACAAAAGGTATTGGTTCAAATGTAAATTGATCTACATTATTAACTGTACCAGTATAGATAAATCTATGTGGCATTGTTGATGCATCTAGTCCAGGTGAAGCATCTCTAGCAATTGTTTCTAGCCAATAACCTTTACCACTTATACCATCATAAGCTACATATTTAACATAGTAATCATCACTATCACTATTAGTATTTAAGATACGTACGTTATGACCATCAAAAGATTCAGCTGGTAATTCAGTTACATTATTTACTTGATCTAAAAATGCTTCAATTGAATCATTATTAAAACCACCTACTGCTGTTAAAGTAAAAGGTAAAGGTGTGCCAGTTATTGTACTTGGTGTATTATTTAGAACAACTGCATTAGCACCACTAAATCTTCTAATAACTAAACTGTTAACATAAGACTCAATATACCAAACACCATCAAAATTAGCATTACTTGCGCTTTGTTGTGTTTCAATTATACTTTTTACTTCACCAGATAGTGAATTATTAGCATTAACTCCAGTTAAAAAATCTTGAAAAGTTGTACTTGATGTTGCACTAGCTGTATCAGATATACCTTGAATAGTTATAGTATAATCGTACCCATCAACAAGTGTAATTAATTTTAAAGTACCAACTGAATTAGCAATAAAAGTACCAGCTGGTAGCATTGCTGTAACTTTAGTTTGGTTGGTAATAATTGTAGTATCTTGAATACTACGGAAATGAAATTGATCTGAAGTACTAGCACCTGTTAAATACGAAGCACCATTGTTTGTAATAGTACATGGGGCACCTGTGGCTGCATTCCATGCATAAATATTAGTCCCTTTAATGGCTGCTACATAAGAAGTGCTTTCACTACGGTCCAGAAAAAACCATACAGCATCTTCTAAATCAGCTTTACTGTAAGGATTTCCGCTTGTATCTTTTAGGTGATTAATAAAATTCATACCAGGTCTTTTTAGTAGACCATAAGTAGGATCAGGATACCCATTAATACACTCAGATACCTGACCAGCTAGTTTTTTGTCGTCGTTTTGTTTAGAGACACCACCTAAAAAATTAGGTGATAGTTGTGTTACTACTGGCATTAGCGATACAGTGCGTTAAATGGTTTATAACTACGGTAATAATTACCGCCTTGTGGTTGACCAAAGAATGTATGATCACCTTGATTACATTCGTATTCTAGAGCCATAGCTCTTGTATACGCTTCTTTTTGTGACAGCATTTGGAATTGTTGTCCATCGCCAATCACTCTACTAGAGAATATAGAAGATGCTCTGGCTACAATATAAGCTTGAATAGGTTGTGGTAGATATTCATAATTCCATTCCCATAGCACATCAATGTAAAGCGTTCCATCTCCCCATTCATCTGTATGGTGAATAGTATCATAGAGATAACCTCCACGATTAACACTATTTTTTCCTAGGTTAGCCGCATAATCTTGGCTAAGATCATATTGAATAGCATTATTAGGAATAGCTACTTTTTTTGTAATTGCATCTGGTGTTACTTCTAGATTTAATTCTTTATTAAATGTCCATCCTTCAGACTGAACTTCACGTGATACTTCTTTTAAAGTATTAAAAGCAATCGCAACGTCCGGGTTAGTTTGAGTTTCTACTTTATAAGAAACAACTGATTTTAATATTGATATATTACCTGTTGATGAATGTGAAATATTAACAGTGTAGTTATATGTTTCTGGTATTGTACCTACAGCTACACCTGTTGTAGAAACAGCTGTGTTAGGAATAACACCAGTACCACTTAAATAAGTACCTACAGGTATGTTTGCTTCTGTAGTAGTTAATGTAGTACCAGAAATACTACCAATAAAAGCAGTAAGTGGTTCAAGTACAAAAGTTGTTTCAGTTGTTAGAGTATTCACGGGAGCCTGACCAACTGACGCCAGGATCTGATTAACAGCTTGTAGCTCAGTATTGGAGCCAGTAGTAGGAAAAGGCATAATTTGATAATGAGTATTATTCTCAATAAAGAATTAAAAAAAAGGAGTCCCCGAAGAGACTCCCAATATAAGATAAACAAACGTATCAGGTAACGTTTGCAGGATAAGAAGCACCAAATGCAGCAGGAGCAGTGCTAGTAGCATAAAGCTCAACAGCAGCTGCAGGGTTCAGGAAATCAGCGCCCATAGCAAGACGACCCAAGATAACATCACCCTGATAAATCACGGAGACATCACCACTGGTTACTTGAACCTGAGGAGCGATAGCTTCGACACAACCAGCAGCTTCACGCTGGAAGATCAAACCACAAGAGGTTTCAAAGGCATTAGCAGCACCGTAGTTATTACGGGGACCAGCAGCAGAGCTGACAGTACCAGCTTCGATGTCTTCACTAATGAAGTCACCAACGTTACCAGGGCTAGTAATAGCACCACCATAATTAACACCATACCTACCGAAGAAAGGAATATTCATCGACTTGTAGATCTTAATACCAGCGATCTCTACAACACCTTTACCACTTTGCAGTGAAGCACCTTGTACATCACGATTAATCAAACCACTATCACCAGTAGCTTGAATCAAAACATTATACTGACGTGGGTTCAAGACACCAACACGTCCATCTTGTGATACACCCTTTTCATCAAGAGCAGCAGCTGCATCAAAGAATGCATTTACAAGTTTAGCTTGATCATAAGCATCAGATTCAGCACCTGCACCAGTGCCAACTTGAATTTGAGTACCACCTGGCTCAGCATAACCAGTTTTAGAAACTGGAGATGCAAGACGAGCACCTTTAGCAATTTGACGGAAGATCAAACGGTCATACTTTTCAGCAAGGGCATAACCAATCTTACGTGAAATCTCAGAACGCATATCATACTGAGCAAGAGTCTCATCAAGATTATAAACGAAGGCTGAACTAATCAGCAAATCATCAACCGTGATGGTCTTTTCTGCTACAGGAGGAGCGTTGTTGGAGTCACCAAGAATGCTGTTACCAGGAGTATGGTATTCAGATTTGGTACGACCTGTGTAGATAAACTGCATTGACTTACCACCAGTCAATGTACGCTTCATGACCAAATCACGAGCGATTGTATTGTTTTGGAATCCTTTGAACATTTCTCCACTGAACAGTTTCAGATAGAGAGCGCGGCGCTCGCTAGTATCAGCGATAGCACCATTAAGTGCACCCGGCGCAGTAAGCTGAGCAGGGTTTACACTAGATTGAAAAGCCATTGTAAATAATAAATAATAGAGATATACTTGTCACCAAACGTTTGATGTTTAATTTGTATTGTGGTCTATCCCACCGTCTAGACGGCAAAGGGTATCCTCGTAAGGGCCAATGCCAATAGTGAAGAGGGGAATTGCACCCCTCTGTTAGATCTATCTCACTTGGTGTACTTTACACCGCGATAGCAATAAGTTTTGCCTTGCATAGTAACCTCTTTAGAAGCCTCCACAAGCCCCGTTCCATGCTTATGGTGTCATGCGTCCCGAAGGATGAACGGACGAAGAGTGTTATTTTTTTAGATACTCTATCAGATTAGATAGTGTTTCTAAATTATCACCGACTAAACCAATGGCGGTGTTGCAGTTGTGACACAGCAAACCTCTTGGCTTATTAGTCTCATGGTTGTGGTCAATGCACAGCCTGCTGGTAGAACCACAAGCCTCACACTTACCGGGTGAAGTAATCTCTTCTACCTCCTCCCACGACAGGTTGAGCTGGTATTTGATTTTAGAATGAGGCTTGTAGTATTTCTTTCTAACTGCAGAAGCACAGGACTTACAGTTATGCTGTGTCCCAATTTTCCCAGATGAATAAGTTCTAGTGTAGAAGTTAGAGTAAGGTTGCTCTACCTTACAGTTTGTGCAAGTTTTCATTAGCCGATAGTGGGTGCTTTAGTTGTTGCTAAGTCAAGTGGAAAGTTGTGGGCATTGCGCTCGTGAATCACTTCTAGACCAAGACCAGCGCGATTTAGGATGTCAGCCCATGTATTCAAGACGTGACCATCTGAAGACTGGATGGACTGGTTAAAGTTAAATCCATTTAAGTTGAATGCCATAGTACTAACCCCAAGAGCAGCAAACCAGATACCCACGACAGGCCAAGCTGCCAGGAAGAAGTGAAGGCTGCGGCTATTATTGAAAGAGGCATACTGAAAGATAAGCCTACCGAAATAACCGTGAGCAGCCACAATATTATAGGTTTCTTCTTCTTGACCAAATTTATAACCATAGTTTTGACTTACCTCTTCAGAGGTCTCACGGATAAGAGAAGATGTAACAAGCGACCCGTGCATAGCACTGAACAATGATCCACCAAAGACACCAGCAACGCCAAGCATATGAAAGGGATGCATAAGAATGTTGTGCTCTGCCTGGAAGACGAGCATGTAATTAAACGTTCCAGAAATACCAAGAGGCATTGCATCAGAGAATGAACCTTGACCAAAAGGATACACAAGAAATACAGCAGATGCTGCTGCAACTGGAGCTGAATATGCGACAAAGATCCAAGGCCTCATTCCAAGCCGATAACTAAGTTCCCACTCTCGTCCCATGTAACTGTAGATACCAATAAGGAAGTGGAAGACGACAAGTTGGAAAGTTCCGCCGTTGAAGAGCCACTCATCGAGACTTGCTGCCTCCCAGATGGGGTAGAAATGTAGACCGATGGCGTTTGAAGATGGGACGACTGCCCCTGAGATGATGTTGTTTCCATACATGAGAGAGCCAGCAACGGGCTCACGAATTCCGTCAATGTCAACGGGTGGAGCTGCGATAAACGCAATGATAAAACAGGTTGTTGCTGCGAGTAATGTTGGAACCATTAGGACTCCGAACCAACCAACATATAGTCGGTTGTTAGTACTGGTTACCCAGTCACAGAAGTTATTCCAAATATTCTTTTGTTGTAGCGTGATTGTAGACGTAGCCATTTAAATAGTAGTACATGTTTATGAAGCGATTAGCATTGTTTAAATACTTCACTTTATGAAGCGATTAAGTAAAATCCGTTTTATGCCAGGACAGGCAAGAGCTATGCAGGGAATTACACCCTGCTTATTCTATTTAGCTTATATTATTTCGTTTCACCTCGGGGAACGGGTACTTTGCTTTTACTGCAAGACAGGCCGCCTTGTATTCATCGATTTGGTCTTGATCGTCTTTAGCGGTACCGTCTAGATAATCCTGAATCGGTGGGTATTCTGCTGCTCGCTGTAACCTGATTCCGTGTTTAACGGCTTGAAGCACGTCAGCATCATTACCTGCTGGAACCACGGCGTTAAGGTCGTGTGCAAATAACGTCTTGCTGGCAGCTTCGTTTGCTTCGTAGCTAATTACGTCATCATCATCGGTTGAAGAAGTGATGCCATAGGGTACATACCACAAGCCTTTGATTAGGCGTGGTTTGGGATAGTCGGGACCGAAGTTGGTCATTTGAGTTACCTCGTAGGGATTAGTTTAACTGTTGTGCTTTTCTTAATTTTCAGCATACGCCATCCTCATCAGTGCTTGGGGTAACGGCATACGGAACAAGCCACTCATTCTTGACGAAGCGAGGTCTGGGATAATCGCTGCCGTAATTTACGAAGGTAGGCTTTGACACGGGATTTGGCTGGCAATACGCTTTCGTTTATCAGCTTAGACGTATCAGCGTACCGAAGCCAACCGCGAAAAGATCCAATGACATGTCGCAGTCGAATTGCTTCATTCAACGTCATACGCTTGACCTTCAATCTTTCCTTAAATCGCTGAATGGTTGCTTTGCGAACCAAAGTTTTATCACACCAAAAACGATAACCCATGAAATCAACGCCTCTAGAATCAATAGGAAATATTTGCCAGTTTTCTTTTAGTGTTAATTTGAGCTGCTTTAAGTAGCTTTCTATTTCTTTCTTTAGCAAATGAAGTCTTTCTTTGCTTGGGGCAAGAA